GGTTTTGAACAAGTACAGTTTCACGTCGCTGGTCAGGTATGGACTGGCCACGATCTGCGGACGGTCGACCACCACGTTGCTGCTGTTGCTGAGCAGTTGGCTTTCGATTGCGTCGAACACGAGATCGCGGAGGGCGAGTGGAACCAACAGGAGCAGGTCATTCATGCGACCGACGGTCGGGCGATGATACAACTTGCCCTGATCATTCTTCAGGCCGAGCAACTGCTTCACCATTGCGCGAATTGCTGTCTTGATTTCGGCCACGGTCGGGGCGGATGTGCTCACAACCGTGCTGGTGATGTCATTCGACTGGCTGCCGGAGCTGCCCCAGACGTGGTCAGTGTCATAGAAAAACTGACCGTCGAAACAGGCCGTTGAAGCGCCGTCTTCGAGCACGTCGAAAAACAACTCGTCGGGGTGATGCGCGGCTTCAATGCCCATCTGTTCGAGCACCGGGCCATACTGCCCAAGGTTGTCGTCTGCGAGGTCTGTCTTTTTGATGGACAGACTGGATTCCCAGTGCTTGTTTTCGATCACAAAATTCGCGGAGCGGAGTTCAGAGAACTGACGTTCCCCGAGCCATTCCCGCATGCCCGGCATGTTGCCGATCCACCCGTACTTTTCGCCGCTGCGAACACTGGAAGCGTCGTAGCAGACTGACGGATAAAACGGCGTTGCGCTGGTCAGTCGGTTGTCGAACTTTGCGGTGAGGTCACGCAGTTTGATCTGCGCTGCTGCGATGTCGAGAGCCATTGTTCACGGTCCTTTCAGACGGAGTGTAAGAATCCTCAGACGTTGATTTTCACGTCGAGCTGAGTAGCGGAAACGAAGTTCACTGCACGACCAACAACAGACGCAGAGCTGCTGCTTGCCTGAATCGTGTAGTTGTCCACGGCATACATCAGGTCGCCGTTGTTGGCCTGTGTGAAGGATGTGCCTGTCAGGCGGAACACGCCCTCGGTGTAGAGCTCAACCTCTTTGTCACCCGCCGACCCTGCGGAGTTGTCGCACTGCTGATAAACGACGCCGGCGAATGCGTTGGCGCCGCCGTTGTCATCAGCCACAACGAACCCAGTCGAAGCGTCGAAAAACGCCAGCGTGCCGGCGTAGAGGTTTACGTTGCTTGCCTTGCTCCTGATCAGGTTGCCGGCAAACTGCATGAATGTGATTTGATTCGCGGAAACTGCTGCCACTGTATTGACTCCTTGAGAGGGTTAAAAACTGAATCACTTCTGCAGTGGATCGAGACCGTCATCAATTCGTCGGCTGCGAATCCACTGCTCTTCGGTCACGGTGATTCTGTTGCGATGGGCGGCAAATTCCGCCTTATACTTTGCGTTCGGATCTGGCTGCGGCTCTGCTGCCGGCTGCACGATGCTGCCCCTCTGTGCGGACAGATCACGCAGAGCGGCTTGCGTGCCTTCCACGGTGAAATTGCCGTTGACGAACACGCTGAACTTGTCCGGCACGCCTGCGAGATTGCAGAGGGCCTGAATCTGCAGGCATCGCTGACGCTCTGCGGTTGCAAGATCGGCTGTTGCAGTTTCCACTGCGGGAACCGTGTCGGCTGCGGACAGATCCGCGGCAGGGGTTGCCGGAGCGGCCGGCGTTTCACTGGTCACAACTTCGGCCGGTGTCGGCTCTGGCATGTCATCACCTCGTGATGATAGATAGCGATTCAAAAACCCGTTGATTCGCTCCCGGATCGCTTCAGCGGGCGCGTCGGAAAAGTAAGCGTCGAGCAGGGCAGTTGCCTGCGCGGGGAGGTTTCGCGGATCGGCTTCGGTGAGGGAGAATAGTCCTGTGCGAGTCGCTGCAGGACTGTCTACAACGTCGCCGGCTTTCATCGCCGTGAATCTCATCGGCCACCGCATCGATTTCCGCTTTTCGCGGTCCGATTCGCGGGTGTAGGCTGCCTCAAATTCAGCGTAATTTTGCTGGTCCAACTGAGTGGCCATCGAGATCCCGAAGGCTTCGGGGTCTTGTTCGGCGAGATCCATCACGTAATTGCCCAAGTCTCCCTGCGGGCTGGTATATGCTGCGTCTGCAATGTGCAGATCCGCTCTGACGGTGTCGCCGTCGATTCTGAAATTAGTCCACCTGCCGAGGTATGACCCCATGCCGTCGTTTGACATGTTCGGATGCGTGAATCTGGCTTTGATTCCGTTGCGGGCTGCGTTGCCCAGTTGTTCGACCTGTTGCAGCGTTTCAGAGTCAGCCGTGAATGGGCGCACGTCACCCGAATTCAGGTCTCCGGTCTGCATCATGGCGGCGCCGTAAATCACTCCGCCTTCGCGGTCCACACGTGCGGGAGGCTGCCGGCTTACATCGGTGCGAAATGCAGACTGCTGCGGCGCTGCGTTAATTTTCACCTGTCACCTCCTGCTCATCAGGCTGCAATGGTTCACCATTTTGTTGGCCGCTCGCTGCTGTTGGCGTTGCCTGCAATCCAATGTTTGCACGATAGGCTGCCACGCGGATTTCCATGTCGGCCTTTGCGTACAACTCCCGCTCAATCTGCTGCAGCGTCTCATCGAAGTCGCGGCCGCGTGATGCAAGGCTTTCCGTCTGCGTTGTCAGGCCTGCCTCGATCGCCGCCACGTCGGCCTTAACCTCTTTGTCTGGGTCAACCCACGGCCAGCCTGGCGGAATCCATTGGTGGTTCAGGAAGTGAGCGCGGTTTTCTTCGTATCGAACAACGTCAATTGGCAAAGCACCTTGGAACACGCACTGATCCACGAATCGTGCCCACAGTTTGCGAAGGACTCGATCAATCAGGACGTGCTGCCAGCACTTGAAGGTTATGCGCCCATCGATTAAAGCGAGCCTGCCGCCGCTGAAATTGTTGGTGAACTGCTTTGCGAGGAGTTCGTATGGATATCGCAGCGAAGCGGCCACGCCGTGCAATGCCCATTCAACGTATGGGCCGAGAGTGTTCCCGGGGCGTGCTGGATCACTGAATGAAATACCTTCACCATCCCCGAGATATTGAATGGTGCCTGGGCTGAGATCTTCGAGATTTGATAACTTGCGGCCAGACTCCGCCAGCATCGTTGGGTCTGTCACACCTGTCACGAATGCTCCATAGCATGCCGCCACTTGTTCGGCCACAAGGTGAGCATGGACGAAGTCCTTCAAGTCTTTGAGCTTGCCCATCGCTGGAGCCAGCCACGGGACGCCGCGCAACTGCCCCGGACTGATTTCCTCAAAGCACTGCAACAGGTCCGTGAGCGGAACCTCATCCTCCATCTGATCGGCTGCGTAACTATCGTTCGGCAGACTTCGGCGCACGAATGCCGCCACAGCGTTTCCGCGGCTGTCGATTCGAAGACCCAGCCGCCGCTCTGGCTTGCCCTGCTGCAGCCATGAGTAAACTGGAATGCGTTGCGGATGGATTACCTGGACTGACAGAGTAACAGGTTTTTCAGGGCTGTCGTCGTTGCCCATATAGAGCCATGACTCACCATAAATGCCGTTGCAGCGTTCGAGCAGTCGCTGTTTCGCATAAAAGCCCTCAGTGATTGCCCAGCGGTGCCAAAGCAACTCGATTTGCGTGTTGAATGTCTCGGCCTGCGATTGCGTAACAACGCCTCTGGCAGCCTGCACGCGGGCCTGTGGGCGGATGCCTTGCCCGATGACGTTGTCAACTCGGCCATTGATTGCCGAAGCCGCGAAAACGTCGTTGCGGTAAAGGTCGGTTGCCCGATCGATCATTGTTTCGAGCTCTGTGCCGATTGCGTCATTCTGCGTGAGTTTCGATGCAATCCATTTCTCGCCGCGGAGCCTGTCGTTGTCTGCGGCTTCGTAGGCTGCGAAATTCTCAGCGGCGCGGTTTGCCATCATCAAACGCAACTGCCCGTCGACACGCGCCTTAATGCGTCCCATTGCCCACGCAGGAGCGATCTGCAGCAGTGCCCTGTCAATGCGAGTCGGCTTGGCTGCCTCGCGAACCTGCGCGGTGTAATCTGGCTTTCCGCTCATCGCTGGAACCTCACCAGATTGCGAGCGGAATGAATGCCGCCGCTTGCCTGTTTGCGAAGGTCAGCGATGCGTGCATCAAGTTCGGCGAGCCAAGTGCTGGTGGCTTCCCTCTGCACCATCTGCCCATCGACGGTGTATGAAATGACCGGACTACCGGCCAGCAGCGCACCTTCTACGCGGTCGCGGAGGTCTTCATAGAGAGCCAGTCGTTCGGATGCGGATCTTGCCATGGGAGCAGCATTGCGGCTGCGTGGCGATCCGTCCACTGCGTGCTGCTAAAGGATTATCACTTGCGTTTGCGGGCCTCTGCGTAGGCAATCGCTGCCGCCTGCTGTGGGGTGTAGCCTTCGGCGATCAGTCGGCGGATGTTTTCTTGGATCACTCGTTGTGACGAACCCGGCAGAAGCGGCATTATGACTGCCTCCGAACGACTGTCGTGAATCGGTTGCCGCACTGACAGCGTCGGTATTGCTTCTGCATGTCGCCGATAGGCTGCGAGTTGTAGGACGTGGCGAATTGCCCACACTGCGGACACAATCCACCGCCAGGGGCTGCGTGGCATGGGGTGTAAGATCGTCGCTGTGTGTAGTTCGGCGATTGCAGTGGCTTCATCTCAGATCCCTCACGAATTTTGGGGCTTTTTTGCCGGAAATCACGCCATTTGCCGCCGTTTGTTGCTGTTTTTTACGGTCCTTTTCGGCGTCGAATTGTAGCACAGAAAGCCCAACAAACGCCAGATATGCAGCGTCAAGAAGGTGGTTTCGGGAGAAGGTCTGTACCCATTTTTGTACACGGCCTTTACCAACCTCGAAAACCACCTGTTCGCGTTCGGCTGTAAGCTGCTTTGCCACTTCAGCCCGGCCGTCAGTCTTTTCTGTGAATGGCAACAGAAGAGCAGCCCGGGAATCTGCCGGACAACTGAGAGCCTGATGCACTCGCCGCTTCCAGTGGTCGGCGTTGTTTTGGTATTCCCTGCGATACCCGGTGCCCGTCGTAAATGCCACGTCGTGCCAGCCCTCGCCGATTGCGACTGTGTACTTCGATCGGTCTTTGGGAGCATGGTAGACGGCGCCGGAGTGCTGTTTGTAGCCGAATCCCTTCGCCGTGTTCCACAGCTGATGCGGCTGGGCTGCGGATCGGACTGTCTCGGTTTCCCAGCCGGCGTCGATCAGGACGATATCGACCCCGCGGGAGCCTCCGGCTTCAAGTTCCCAGCCTGAGTCGAATTTCGCCTGCAGGTCTTGAATGGCGTTGGCCAGTGCGGTCGGTAGGTCGATCAATTCGCGGTGGATTGGTTGATAGCCGTAGTCTATGCAGTAGGGTTGGCCTGATTCATGCTGAGCAATCACGAACCAGTCGAGTTGCTGAGCGCGGCAGTCCACTCCAGCAGAGATCCGGATGCAGCCCGAAGGAATTAGCCCGCGGCGGTATTGGCTTTGACGCTTCATGACAGCCTTGAAATCGAGCGGCTCAATGTCTCGCTGCTTCGGTTGTGCTGGGAGTGCCCACGTCCACTGCAGGAGTTCTTTTTCTGCGTTGTCTGGATCGACTTCGCGTTGCCCTCGCCATTCGTCAGCCCCGACGATGCCTGCGGTCATGAAGGTGTTTGTGGGGGCCGAGTAGCGGAATCCCATAGTCTTTGTTTGTGGCATTTCCCCTGTGACGGTGCCGTCAGGCAGGATGATTTGCCCGCGGTGCCGGAGTCGTGCTTGTTGCAGCTGCTGTAGGCGGGTTGAATCGTCGAAGAGAATGCCGCATGACGGACACGCCCACCGTGTCTTTTCTTCAGCCTCTGCTTCGGTCGATGCGTCCTGCCAGCCGATCAGTGAGTCTCTGCCAGGGGCGATGTAGTCGCCGCACGAATGACAGGGAAAGACAACTTCGCCGGCTGTGCCCTGCTGCCATTCCTGCCACATTCTGCCGTGTTCGGTTGTGACAGTGGACTCCAGATAGATCCGGGCCTGTCCACTTGCCCTGAATGCTCGAACGCGGCCTTCCATCTGCTTCAGTTTGGTGGCTTCGTCGGAGTTCACGCCAGTTTCATCGAGATGCGAAACTTCGGTCACCACCAGAACCGGGCCTGTGATGCCGGCTCGCTTTTCATCGCCCCCGCCGCCCGTGATGAACTTGAGATTGCTCCCGTTGCTGAGTTGAATCAACTCCGGAGTTCCACCGTGGCTTCCGGCGCCCTTGCGTGGCAGAAATCGAGCGTACTGGCTGGCCTCAATTGCCGGCTTGATATCGAGCTTCCACTTGTCATTCGCCATGTCCATCGACGGCAGCCCGAAGAGGACCGTCTGATTCCGCTCAAAGAGATGATAGAGAATCGGAACGACCACGAACGCGAGCGTTTTGCCGGACTGCTGCGGGCCTGTGCAGGCGTACCTGAACCACTGGCCTGAGTCTACAGCGTCGAAGAATAGCCCATGGGCCGGCTGGCGACTGCATCGAAATCGCTGCCCTTGATATGGGCCGTCTGGCAGAAAGATTTCCTGCTCCGCAAATTGCCGCATTGAGCGGTACGGGCGAACCGGGACCGTCCGCAGATAGATTTCCCGCAGTGCCCGAGCGGGGTGCAGTGCGTAATCACGCCACTCCTGCAGATTCGGCGGTTGCGGGATGTCCATACAGCCTCTCCAATGCCTCGGCAACTTCCTGATTCGCTTCGTCGATCATTTGGAAGATATCACCGTGCCCCAGTCGTTTGATTGCCTCACCAACTCGCCTCCATGGCTGCAGGGCCTGCTGCATCGCCTCCTCAAATTCATTCAGCCGAACAATCTGCCCCCGCGTTTCAGCCAGCTTGATCTCTTCCTGTTGAGCCTTTGCCATTCGGTAGCGCTCAAGTCCCTCGGAGACGTCTCCTGCCAAGTCGTCATCTGGAGAGGGCTGCTGCTGTTGCGGCTTCTTTCCTTCCGAGTGCCAGACGCAGACAGCGTAGATTTCGGCAGTCCCCTCACGGTCGAATGCTGGGAACGTCGGGATGTGCTGATATTTTGTCAAGACTGGCGGAGTGACACCCAAGATCCTCGCCAACTCTGCCTTATTGGCACGCTTCCTCTCTGCCATTTTGCCACCACCTGCCGGCAAAGTCCGCCAACCCTGCCATAATGACCTGAGTTCACCTTTTTAATCCCAGTTCAAACCCGAAAAAACGAAAAATCAGGGTCTTTTTC